CTCGTCATACCCGACAAGACCCGTGTAAAGGATGCACCTGTCACCGCCGTTACTAAACGCGGGGTCTAGACCCGCGCAGGGGATGGGCTTGCCTTTCCACTTAACGGCGTTCATAGGGCCTCTGGATATGTCCGCTTCGGAGTAAACGTTTTCGTTCTCGTCCCCGTCAAAGAATACCGCTGACACCATGCGCTTGTAAGCGCGGGACTCAGGCCCGAGCAACAGCCTGTTCTCTTCCAGCTTCTCCTCGGTCAACAACCACGGGTATATGGTCTCCCCGGCGAGAATGTTAGGAGAGCGCTCACCGTCCAACCGGATATATAGACCCCCGTATTTAGTCCTCCACTCGTCAGCGTCATTTGAGATGGACGACCACCCGTCTCCTTCTGGACAACTCCAAACACCGAACGCGTCATACCTGTTTGCCGGGTTACTCATGCCTATCAGCTGGAACTCCGGGTTGGAGCTGAGATTAGAAAGTCCGGCATTTAAAATGGCCTCGCTGATCTCGCTGAGCTCGTCGCCGAGCAAAATGAGCCTTTTGGCTTTTATCCCAATAAACTTGCCGACCGCGGTCCGCTCCTTACTCTTCTCGCACGCGATCAGGCTGAGGCCTCTGGACTCGATCAGGGTCCCCTTCTCGTTGATGTAGGACACGTTGCCTATTGAATCCCGTATCCTGCACGGTGCACCGTCTATGACGGACAGTAATGATATGACGCTTCCCCAAATCCTCTTCCGTGCTTCGCGAAGCGTTGTGGACGTGATCAAGACCAGAGTGTCACGAGGGGCTGACAACCACGAAATGATAGCATACGCGGCCATCGTGTGACTCTTTCCCGACGACGCGGCTCCTCCGATAGCCAGATACTTGTTGTTCAGGGCGGCCTTGATCATATGCACGGCCCACGGGTGTCTTTCCATCATCGGCGCGGGCAGGTCCGGCTTGTTCCAAAGCTCGTCCGCTATTCTCCAGAAGTAATATTCCTTCGCTGATGTTTTTTTGTGGTGGGCGAAACCGTAGAGGAGCGCGGTCAGTGTGTTCGTGGGAGGTATGATAAGTCCTCCGACGTTCATCTTTTTAGTCTTTGGCTCTACAAAAGGTTCTAGTTTAGGCGTTCCCATTTTGGTTAGAAATTACTATAAAAGTAGTATATAGTAAGTCACTTGTCGAAAGTTTCCAAACAGTCCACGCTACTCAGTAAAGCCCTTGATTTGTATAATCAGGATTATACAATGGTCAACATATGTAAGGAGCTGGACATTAACGTGTCCACGCTTCGCCGTTGGCTAAGGAACGCAGGAGTAACTCCTAAGGTAAACTCGCACGGGGCCAACCCACGACCGGACGATGAGGACCCGTTGAAGACAGCGCTCGACGACGATCTTGAAGGCAAGACCGAAGAAGCGATCAAGGTCGCCAAGCACGACGCGCGTGTGGCCGAGGACGAGGCGATGATGGAACTGGCCGAGTCCAAGAGCAGTCCTGCTGAAAAGTATCAGTCATACGTGGCGGCTTCGGGCATACGCCTTCTACGGGACAGCATGAAAAACCTGCGTGGCCCCAGAAGCGTGCGCGAGCTCAGTGAGCTGGACCAGCTCATACGCAGGAACTTAGGCCTCAACGCCAAGAACGCGGGAGGCAGTGGCGGGTTGCAGATAGACATCAGCATCCTGAACAATACCAAGGCTGACCGGGGAGGCGGATCAGTAAAGATTAATCCTAAAAAGGTAATCGATATAGAACCGGAACCCCCTGAATGAATGACCTTATCAGATACTCACGAGGACCCGGACTCGGTCCTGTTATTATATTCAGGCCTTGAGGACGCTTTTATAGGTAGCGTGGAATCCTTCCGCAAGTGCGCCCCGGTAGCGTGCTACTCCAAAAAGATAACTCTACAGTTACTCGAGTCCGCTGGGTTAAGCTCTACCGAAGCGCGTAACCGTTACGAGTATGAGTTCCTTCGGAACGACTTTGGTGACTCAACTCCTGTATTCTTAGACGATGAAACTTATTCAGATGTTTCCGGATAGGTTGCTCGTGGAAAACCCGCGAGTCTTGTATCGGCGAGAGCTACCTCCTGCGGACTTTAAGTTCGAGGTCGAGGTCGCGTTTGGCGAGTTTTATTTGGTAGTGCCGCGCGTGGCTAAAGAAGTTTATTTTATACAGATGCTCGGGAAGAACATAGACGTGTTTCTCCCCAGCGACGGGGAAGGACTTTTGGTCAAGAAGCGGACCCTCGATTCACTGTGATCATAGGAATAGATAACGGGCTCGACGGTGGACTGGTCAGCGTGGCCGTGCATGACGGTAGCGTGATCTCTAAGATGGTCATGCCCACTAAGCAGAGGTCAGGCAAGCGCGAGGTCGACGTTATCAAAGTCTATGACTGGATAGTTGACCACAATACGCCCTTCACGTTAGCGATTGAAGAGCCGCTTAGGCACGCGAGGTCATCGCAAGCTGTCCGGTCGATGGCTTTATCGTTCGGAAAAATTCTAGGCATGGCCGAGAGCAGGGGCTGGGACGTGAAGTGCGTCGAGGTCCGCAATTGGCAGAAGGCTTTACTGGGTAAGTTTATTCCTAAGGGGCAGACAAAGTCACGGGCTTTGGAAGTCGCTGACGAACTCGTGCCGGGTGAGTGCTGGAGAAAGTCCTCCCGGGCGAAGAAACCACACGACGGCCTCGTCGACGCTTTTCTGATAGCAAGATACGTCCGCGGAGTTAAGGCGTAAAACGCCTAAGTTCAAACTTTTTCTGGACAGCTGATTGATCGTCATGTAAGGCAGGCAGTTATGAAGACACTATTCCCAAGGCAGGCTGACGCCGCCGAATTCTTTCTGGGCCATCTCAGGGCGGGGAGGCACACACTGGACACGAGCGAAGTAGGCACGGGCAAGACCGTGGTCGCGTCTTACCTTTCCCGGGTGCTCTCCAAAAAGTTTTCCCGGGAAGACCTGCGGCGGGGAGTTCGGAAGGTAGCGGTCATTTGCCCCAAGGCGGTAATCCCAATGTGGGACCGCGAGCTTATCGAGATGGGGGTCGAGCCTGAGTTCGTGCTCAACTACGAGAAGATTCGCACGGGCAAGACCCCGTTCATGTCCAAGAGAGGAAAGAAGATAATGACTTGGCATCTGAACGAGCCGACCCTGATCCTGATTGATGAGGTCCATAAGTGTAAGTCGCCTTGGACTCAAAACGCTCAGCTCCTTATAAGCCTAATTGAGCAGGCGAAAAGGGGAGGACACCTGATCCACGCGATGTCCGCGACTGCCGCGGAGGACCCGACCGAGATGCGTGCGTTGGGCTTCATGCTCGGGCTACATAAGCTCAACAAGAGGCCTGACCACTGGCACGGCTGGATGGAACTGAACGGGTGCGCCCCGGACAGGTGGGGGCAGTGGAGGCTCCTGAGCAGGCGGAAACTGGACGACGTGCACGAGAAAATTTATGGTCACCACGGGAGGGGGCATAGGCTGGCCATCGAGGACTTCCCGGACTCGTTCAAAGAGAACCGAGTGTTTATTGAGCCTGTCGAGTTTAAAGACTCTAAGAAAATTATCAAGGCCTATGACGATCTAGGCATTACTCCTTCAATCATTGAGAGCTTTATTGAGAACGGGGAAACGCTCCCCGAAAGCGAACACGTTCTCGTGCGCCTCTTGCGAGCACGCCAATTGGCCGAATCATTTAAGGTGGGCGACATGGTCGACATGACGAACGACCTCGTGGCCGAAGGGAAGTCCGTGGTCTGTTTTGTCAACTTCCGGGACACGGCTGATGCACTGTGTGAACAGCTGGACTGCGACTGCGTGGTCGGGGGCCAGTCCGTTGAACACAGGCAACAGGCGATTGACGATTTCCAAGAGGACCGGACGAGGGTCCTTGTCGTGAACATCGCGGCAGGCGGGACAGGCTTGAGCCTGCACGACGTTAACGGCAAGCACGCACGCGTGTCGCTGATTAGCCCTAGCTTCAACGCTAAGGACCACCTACAGGCGCTCGGTCGTATCCACCGCAACGGGGCCAAGAGCCACGCGCTTCAAAAAATTCTTGTCGCCGCCGATTCTGTTGAGGAAACGGTAATGACCGCTATCGAAAACAAGCTCAACAATTTAACAGCCCTGCACGGCTAGACCAATCTTATTAACCTAAACAACCAAAATAATGGATAAGAACAACAAAGTATATAGAAAACCGACCTTAGTTAGAAACATGAAGACGGGGCGATACTCGCTCCACAAAACCAAGGACATGGTCAACCTGTCCGCAATCGTGCCTCCCGAGCTCGCAGGAGTATTTAAATCTGCCGCGGGACACCACGGGATAGCGACGGCTGAGCTCCTCTGGTTCTTGCTGGCTCAGATCGCCCACGAGGGCGGGCTCTACCACCTCGACGTGGATAGCCTCAGGCAGGAGACCTTCAATAATTTGGGTCTTGAGATTTGCGAACTGGAAGAGGCACAAGCCTAAAACTTAGGCCCCGGGACTAGAGGCGGAAGAGAGCTCCGCACATGGGTTTTGTTGAACTTTCCCCAGCATTGAACACCCGAGGCCGCATTATTAAAATGAGTAATTCACCAGACCACACCAGCCGGGACCACGCGGCTAATGGTAAGAAAACACAAGTGTATCTTATGCAGGATACGACGAACAACTTCTATAAGATTGGATGTTCAAAGCAACCACGCTACAGAGAAAAGACCCTTCAATCAGAAAAACCCACCATTGAACTATTATTTTGTTTTGAGGGTTCCCGTAAGGATGAGAAATATCTACATGAGTGTTTTAAAGAGAAGCGCATAAGGGGAGAATGGTTTCGTTTAGACGACAATGATATTCTGTATTTTAAGGAATACGCGGGTAAAATTGTTAAGCCTTGGGACTGCTACCATAGCTATGAATTACCCGTGCATATCGACGAAGAAAGGCTCAGCTCTGAAAAGCCGGAAAAGTTTAAGTGTTATGAATGGGGAACCGATGAATACAAAGCCGCACATAGAGAAAGATTTAAAGATGAGTATAGACAATAAACCAGACCACACCAGCCGGGACCACGCAGAGTTCTCCCCGTCATCACTCAAATACGTAGCCGGGTGCGCCGGGTATGACGGGCGCGGCGGGACTAACGCCGCGGCTGAAAAAGGCACGCGCATCCACGAGGCGCTCGAAGTCAGGGACCCGTCAGCCCTGCACGACGATGAGGAGCTATCCATCTACGAGCAAATCGTAAGTGACGAAAAATCATTTACCGAAAACTTCTTCGGCGACGAGCCCCACGAGGAGCTGAACGAAATCCAAGTCACGGTCGATCTCGACGGGACCGAAACGTGGGGAACTTGCGACAGGCTGTTACTGGCCGGGAGCAAGGCCCTGATGGCCGACTATAAGACAGGCATATCTGTCATCGACTCCCCGCGCGATAACTGGCAGGCGAAGGCTTACGTGCTGGGAGCTTTCCAGAAGTATCC